CGGTTGATCGCCTGATCTGTGAAGCGCGTGAATATGACATTTCCGGCATCAAGGAAATTGGGCGGCGCGAATACCTTGAAATCACAGCAGCGGCGAGGGCTGATTGATGGCGACAGTTACCGGGCTGCATTGCAATTTATAATGTACAAATGAGGCGCGATTAGGTAAATAAAACGGGCCGGATGGTGCGCTAACACCAAGACCGGCCCTAACCAAGACCGAACACAGGAGGTTCGATGATGGCTGACACAGCCCTAAATGTGCAAACGGATTCTGGCAAGGCCGAACGGAAGTGCGCTTGGTGTGGCGCGGATATTTCGCATCGGAACAGTCGGGCGCGTTATTGCGGACAGACATGCAAAGATCGAAGGAAGTCTTTTGACTGGTCTCTAGATCGGGGATATTGGCCGCGCGAAATGCAAGGCCCGCGCATTCCGGTTGAATGCCCAGAGTGCGGAAAACAAGTTGAACAATCTAATGGCGGAAGGACTTATTGTGAAAGAGATGGGCCGTGCAGCCGAAGGGCAACAAGGCGTCGCGGAGTTGATCGTGGATATTTTGAACAGCCTCTTGTGAAGTTGCGAATGAGGAACGCGGTTAGGAGGTATTACCACCAAGGGAATGGCTCCGAGTATATGGCGCAGTGGAGGCACGATAACAGAGACCACGTGAACGCACAGGCCCGCGAGTACAGGCGAAACCGCGCCGCCCAAGCTGCAATTTCATTGCTTATTATGCCTATTGGAAGGGGCGAAACCATGAATGAACCAAAGCGCGAATGGCCTGAACAGCAACAAGAACCACTTGAGCAGAGAGATTGAACCAATGACCTACAGCATTTCTCAAACAGACCCTTGCAGCCTTTCAACCGAAGAGATCCACGAAGAAATTGCCGGGTTCTCTGTTCTCGCCACCGAGGTGGTTCAGAGGTGGGCCGCTCTGCTTAAAGAACTTTCCACGCGCCGCGCAAGCCACCCAATGTTTCAGCATCCGGTTATGCAGTTTTGGCAGAGCATCGCAGAATGTAAGTTGTCGCCACGGGCTGCGGTTTTGTTGGCAGATAGGAACATGGGGACTATGATCCGCGCGGTTCTGCCGTTGCCGATTGCTGAACAAGAGGCGATTGCTGAAGGCCGTGAAGTCCCTGTTGCTGCACGGTCCGAAACGGGCGAAATCAAGTCTGATGACGTTCCTATTCATCGCATGGACGCCGCCACCATCAAGCGCGCGTTTGGGCCTGAGGGCATCCGCACTGTTCACGAGCAAGCCGAGATGATCCGGGCCGAGGGCAAGATTGAACGGCATGGCGCTATCACGGTAGACCGGATACATGGACGCCTGCGCGTCGGAAACCAGACTTTTACGCCTGACGAGTTTGAAAGCGCGTTCTTGGCGCTCGGCTATAAAATCGTTCTCGCCCGCGACGTATCCGCTAAAGCAGGCTAACCACCACCACACAACAAGACCCAAAGGCCCTGCTTTTAGCGGGGTCTCTGGCGTTGGGGATACCACATGGCGACAGTTACCGGGTTGCGCGAAATAGAGCAGGCGATGGAAGGCTTGACCAAGGCGGCGGGGCGCGGGGTTCTGCGACGGGCTTTGTTCAAGGTGTCAGAGCCGCTTGTAGAGGCCATGAAAACAGGCGCGGCGCGTGATGATGGCGACTTGATGAAGTCAATCACGGCATCGACAAAGCTGGATCGGCGGCAGGCGGCAAGGCATAAACGCCAAGCCCGCGCGACGGGTGACAAGTTCGCGGCTGAAATTTTTGTGGGGCCTTCGTATGATCTGGGTGCGGGGGGGCGTCATGGTCACTTGGTCGAATTTGGCACCGCGCCACACGTAAACGGCGGGCAATTCGCAGGAACGATGCACCCCGGCACCAAAGCGCAGCCGTTTATGCGTCCAGCATGGGACGGCGGCAAAGACAAGCTGATGAACGATCTAAAAGCCGAACTGTGGGCAGAGATTGACAAGGCGGCGGCGCGCGCCGCTCGCAAGGCTGCAAGGGCGGGCTGATGGAAGAAGAACTGCGCGCGCTCTTACTCGCTGACAGCGGGGTTTCGGCGCTTGTCTCATCGCGGATTGCTTGGGGTGAGCGCATACAAGGGACGGCGGTGCCTGACATTCTGTTGACCGTCATTTCTCGCCCGCGTGATTACCACATGACCGGCGCGTCAAACCCGGCAGAATACCGAGTTCAGGCGGACTGCTACGGCAAAACATACGCATCGGCCAAGACAGTTTCCCGCGCAGTTGACACGCTCTTGAGCGGTTACAGCGGCGGCAATTTTCAGGCTGTTTTCACAGTAGGCGAGCGGGACTTGAGATCCGCAGGCAGCAACGACGCTGATAGGCTTTTTGGCGTTTCACTAGACTATCTAATCCACTTCACAGAGTAAGGAGGGTCAATCATGGCCGCATCTACAGCTATTCTGGGCTTCGGCACCACGTTTGCAATTGGCGACGGTGGCGATCCTGAAACATTCACCGCGCTCGCAGAGGTGCTTGACGTTTCACCGCCTTCTGATGCGGTGGACGTGATCGAAGTTACACACATGACTTCGCCCAGCCGCACCAAGGAATTTATTGCGGGCCTGACCGATCCGGGCGAGGTGTCGTTTTCTATCAACTTTATTCCTGGGGCTGGCGACGATACCGCTTTGCAGGCGCTTCGCAATACTGGCGTGTCGAACAACTTTCGCATTGCCTTTCCTGACAGTGGCGACACCACATGGACATTTGCGGCATTTTTGACGGGTTACACGCCCACAGCGCCAGTCAATGACCGCATGACTGCCGATGTGACTTTCAAGCTGACCGGCAGCTATACGGCAGCATAACATGGCAAACAAAGAACGCGGGCACGTGACCCTTGAGACGGGCGGCGAAACATACCGCCTGTCTTTTTCGATGAATGCGATGTGCGAACTTGAAGACGCTTTTGGCAAGCCATTCATGGAAGTGGCCGAGTTGCTGAATACGGGCGGCCTGCCAAAGATCAGCGACATTCGAAAGCTATTGTGGGGGGCGTTTACGGATCACAATCCGGGTTTTGAGTTCTGCGACAAGGAAACGCTTCGGCGCGTTGGCGAGATCGCAAACGAGCGCGGCTTGACCGAAACAATGGACCTGATTGGCGAGGCATTCCAAGCGGCCTTTCCAGATCCGGACGGTGAAGCGGGAAAGACGAAGGCCAGCAAGACAACATCCGCTGGTTAGACTTGCTGGCCGATTACGTTGCTGCGGGCCTTTCGCCGGATGCATTCTGGAGCCTGACGTTACGCGAATACTTCGCGCACATGAAAGGAGCAGGTGGGCGCATCCAGCGAGAGCAAAAAGACCGGGCTTGGTTGGCTTATACCACGGCAGTCCTTTCACGCACCGATCACAAAAAGTTTCCCAAGCTGGACGACCTGACCAAGCCTATTGGTCAGTCAAAAAAGAAAAGCGCGGCTGAAATGTGGGCAATCGCGCGGCAATGGGACGCAAGAATTAACGGGGTCCATTAATGGCATCATCTGTGATCGGCGCACTTCGGGTCAACCTTGGCCTTGACAGTGCGCAATTCCAAAACGGGCTAAAGCGCAGCCAGACCGGAATGCAGCGGTTTGCGTCTCAGGCTAAGGTCGCAGCGGCGGCGGCGGCGGCGGCAATGGGCGTTGCGCTGGCGGCAATGGCTAAGTCCGGCCTGTCATTCGTGGACAGCCAAGCCAAGGCCGCACGCTCTATCGACGGCACGATTGACGGGCTGCGGGCGTTGCAGATTGCGGCGGGTGACGCTGGGGTTGATAGCGGGTCTCTGCTTTCGTCTATGCAGCTACTCGGTCGGCGTCTGGACGAGGCCACAACCAAGGGCGGCGCATCTGCGGACGCTCTAAAGCGGATCGGGTTAAGCGCCAAAGACCTTATGGGTATGGATGCGGACGACAGGCTTGCAGCGATTGCCGACAAGGCAAAGGCGCTTGGCCTAAACGCGCAGCAAACGGCTGGCCTGTTGGGTGAGTTTGGCATCCGGAACAAGGAAATGGCCTTGCTTGTCATGCAGGGCGGTGACGCAATCCGGGCGGCTGGTGATGAGGTCAAGCGGCTTGGCCTGTCTCTAAACGAAGTGGACGCGGCGAAGGTTGAGGCGGCGAATGACGCATGGTCACGGATTGCCCTGACGACAGAGGCGCTTTCGAACCGATTGGCGGTTGCCCTTGCCCCGGCCATGCAGGCGATCGCGGCAGCGTTTACAGCGGCGATGCAAGAGGGCGGCGCGCTTCGCATCGTGCTGGACGGTCTCGGGGATAACATCGGGCGCATGACTGCCTATGTGACAGCCTTCGCTGCTTTCATGGCGGGCCGGTTCGCTGTTTCGGTGGGGGTTGCTGCGGTTGGGGCTGTTGCTGGTCTTACGGTGTCACTGGCGGCGTTGCGG